CCTCAGTTATATTTCTCTGCTTTCTATCTGTTTCGCCTTTGTGTTCAGCAGTGTATGTGAGACCAATCTCTTTCATATACGGTTCTAATTCCACTTCGCTAAATGATTCAGCAATAGAACTATCAACCGCATAAACACTATCATCCCCTAGAGCGCACATATAAACGTACTCTCTAAAGAGATAAAGTTGATAGGTTTGATTTCCCATAATTCTGTAGAAACAATATCTGTATGCAATACCATTATACATAGTATTGATCATAGCAGTTAAAGGATGACCACTGGGAAGACTTGAAACCCACGTATAAATCACACCTTTTGAAGACAAGTGTCGTGAATTGTAAACTTCAGCCCACAACACTTCTCTTATTTTTTTGTTTTCTTCTCCATCATTGTACCATCTGTTGATAATATGCAGGATGATATTATGGATTTCTGGCTTTTCCGAGCCATCAAAAGAAGAGTAATCACCTGCTCCAATATTCATCGTTTTATCATTACCAAAAGCTAACAACCTTTGGGCTAAAACGTTCCATTCTGCGGAATATGGATTAACTCCTATAGCTGAACCGTTGTTTATTTTGTTTTTGGTGAACCATAATGAAAAAGCACCAAAGTACTTTCTTACTAAAATGAGATAATCAAGAGGACCAGCACTGAACATGCGAGTTTTTCCTGCCAGTACTTTTTCGTGGGGTCTACGTTCATCTTTAAGACAATCAGTGAACAAATGTAAAGTTCTAATACCTTTCGCACATTTTTCTTCAATGTCTTGAACTTTAGCTTTAAGCGTCTGAACGCGCTCATTGTCCATGTCGTATTGTTCCGTTTTACCAAACCAGTACACTTTTCCCGGAAATTTCTTCACTTCCGAGTCCATTGTATATGGAAAACCCGGACTCGTATTTCTGGGAATAGAGCCATAATCTGTATCATTTGGCAAACCTAAAATAGCTTCCTCAAAAGAAAATATTCTTTTATCAACTTTAACCTTACTCTCGAATAACAAATCGTTATAATAAGAATCTTCAAGTAAATCAAGAACTTTCTGATTTAAGTAAGTATTCTCAGTACAATACTTGGACATTGCTAAATCTAAAGGATTTAGGTACTCTCCTTTATCATTAGTAAAAGGCCTTAAATGAGCTGGACGTGTTAAAGCATCACCCCATTTATTGTAGAACGGGCTTTTGACAATTTTACTTTTACCATTGCTAGTAGCTTTAAAGTCGGTATCGTAAACATTATCAAATTGCCCGTGCGACAATTCAATATTCGATTGTATTTTTAATGTCTGGTCTTCAAAAAGTATAACTTTTTTG